AACTGAAGAACAAGTCGCTGCAGAACAGGAAGCAGCAGTCCTAAGACTTACCACTCTCCATGAGTTCGACAAGCAACTTGCCGGCAAAGCGAAACGTTTCGTCCGGGATCTATACCGGAAACGACGCGTCCGCCCTGACGCGACTTTGCCACTACCGTCCCTGAAAGGTTGCTACGAACAACCCGCCAAGAAAGGCGGTGCCTCCATCGTCCTCAGCCAGCATGCGAAGAAGTCCGTACGCAATTGGCCAGACTCTCATTCGTCGATCCTCCCAAATATTATGAAAGGAGTTTGGTCGAACGAGGACCTGCCAATCGAAGAGCGCGCGAGGCAAGTGGCCATTGCCTGCATTCAAACCGGCCGCACTTGGGTGCAACTCGTTGAAGGTGTAGTTTCCGAAACTTTTGAAGAAAAGATTCGAGAACTCAACTTCATCGAGCTAACACACGCAAGTTTGGAAGGCGCAGACAAGGAACACATGCTTCGACTCCGACTGCATGACGCCCGAGAGGCTAATCAGCGTGACCGAGAGCTGCTTGCGACGAAGAAAGAATACTTCGCCTCGAAACCGCATCTGCAGCGACGCCTCTTAGCCCAAATTAAAGGGGGTCAAGCAGCCGTGTGCGCTCTTGAAGACCTCATTGCTTTGCATCCAACATACCGTCGAATCGTAAGTTCACTCATCGACGTCATAAGCTCAGAGATCCGAGCTCTTGAACCTCAAACGGAGTATGTCACGGATTACGATCTCGGCGAAGCATTCCGACGTTCCCTCAAGACTGGCTTGAGACAAAATCGATGCCGCGTGCTCATGATCGATAGTCCGGTCACCCACAAACTGCGTGTTGCCACGCTGCATCATTCGACGCATTTGTGGGCTGCGAGAGCAATCACAAAGTACATCATGCCGTTCTTAAAGACGTTCGTGGTAACGAAGGAAATCCTCCGCGACCGTCCCGTCCGTATCGAACAGCAGGATGGACACGATGTGATATACTCTGCAGACCTCTCGAAGTCCACCGACCCGATGTCAATCGAGCTGGTGAAGACGCTCCTCGACGAAATCGTCTTACAGTTAGGTAAACCTGACTGGTGGGACGAGGCCGTCGAATCGGTCTTCCAAGAATTCGAGGTTGACGATTACCCCGCGAGGGTGCGATGCGGTGCAATGATGGGACTGGGACCGGGCTGGACAATACTCAATCTCGTTAACGCTTTCTGCGCCCATGAAGCCGAAGCTCATTTCAGAGGGGCGGAGATTACGCTGACCGAGCCTTCGTTCCGCGTATGTGGCGACGATCTCATCGCAGTCTGGACCGATCGCATGTGCGACCGTTATGAAGCGAACCTGGTAAAGTTCGGCCTCCAATCAAACCAGGCGAAGAGCTTTCGCTCGTCGTTTGCCGGTGTCTTCTGTGAACGTCTGATCGCTCGCAGTCGACACAATGCCCGCGTGTTCGAAGGGACTTTCA